GGTAAACATAAATTTATGGATAAAACATTTGTTAATGTTATATCTGCTAATGAAGAAGATTGTCGAATAAAAGCAAATTCTATTCATGGACCTACAACATATTGTGATGATTATGAATGCTTACATAGGAAAACGTGTAGCTATTATAATTATGATTCAGAACAACATATAGCAGATAATCCTGATCTAGATATAGATACAGCTTTTCCTACTGACGAAGAAGTATTAGTTGAATATGCTAGAATATCTGAAGAAAACAATATACATGGTGGTGAATTGCCTCACCCTGAATTAGAACAAACAGATCCACCAGTAGAAGAAACAACAATAGAAGAACAAATGATAATATGGGCTTCACAACGAGGTGGAGCAATTAATATAATAAACGATGAAAGGGAAAATAATGGATAATACATTTAGTATATCAAAAAATAACTGGAAAAAGATTATTGATTATGCAGCAATAGCGTACGATGAATTTGGAGCAGAAATTGGTGGTATGGCAGTAGTCATTCAAGATGAAAATGGTGATTGGGAGATAAAGGATCCTATTATTCTTAAACAAATTATAACAGCATCTAATACTCATTTAGATAAAGATGAATTAGCTAAATATTATACTAAAACAGCTAAAAAATATGCTAAAAAGAATTTTAGATTCTGCTGGTGGCATAGTCATCATACAATGTCAGCATTTTGGTCAGGAACAGATACAGATACAATAGAAGAGTTTAATGAGGGTGATTTTAGTTTTGCATTGGTAGTAAATCTTAAAGAAGAATATAAATTCAGAGTATCTGTATGGCAACCATTTGAAATTCATGAAGATGTAGAGCTTGAATTCCCCGATAAAGAAAGAAAAGTACCTACTAAATTAGTTAATGAAGTCAAGGAATTATGTGCAAAACCAGAAATAATAGGATATAATCGTACTTATAATCCTAATCAGAGAACTTTATGGCATCGACAAAAAAAAGCTGGTAATATAATTGATTATACTCTACCAGTAGATGCTATTCATTATGATTATACATATGCTTATAAATTAATGGAAAAACTCATAAATGGTGCTTGTGAAGGAATTGTTAATCATTCTGAATATTTGAATGAAATTGATGAATTTAATCACAAAGCTAATGAGGAGGAAACAGGTGTCTTGATAGGTAAACTCAATAAAAAAGATTGGGAAGAAGCTATATTAATAACATCTCCTGGAAATCATATAATTGATACAGATATGGATGCATATAATGAATCATTTGACTCACATGCAAGATGGGGGATATAAGAATGATTAATCAAAGATCTGAAGGAATAGTCAACAAAATGAATGATTATGTTTATCATATACTTGGTTGTGGGGCTATAGGTAGCTCCGCAGCCACTCAATTATGTAGAATGGGAGCAGAAGTATTCTCTTTATATGATTTTGATATAGTAGAAGAAGCGAATATAGGAGTATCTCAATATAATCAATCAGATATAGGTAAATATAAAGTCGAAGCTTTAGAAGAACATCTTGCTGCGATAAATCCTAATGTAATTGTTTATACTCACAAGAAGAAGTTTATAGAATATGTATATACTCCAACTGGAAATAATCGAGATATAGTTATATTGGGTTTTGATAGTATGGAATCTAGATTAGAAGCTGTTACAGAAGTATGCAATAAGAGATTTCCAAAAGAATATCAACCACAATATATTATAGATGGTAGAATGGGTGCTGAACATTATCAGCAGTATATAATAGGAAAACCCACTTTATCTAAATATAAGAAATTCTGGTATACAGATGATTCTGGAAGTGAGGAACCTTGTAATGCAAAAGCTACAAGTTATTGCTCAAATATGAGTGGAAGTTTTATAGCAAATGCTGTAAGAAAAATAGTGATGAAGCAACCATATAATGTGAAATTTTCTTTTAATTTTCCCACAATGTTGTTGCAAAAGTCATCAATGATATCGTAAATTATAACCTTAGCAAAAGGAGAAAATATGTCCCAAGAAGACATTCAACAACCCGTTGAAGACCCTATTCTGACCCCTGAATATATCTCAATAGATGACTGGAAGTCATGTAAAATAGATAAGTTAGCTGGAGCATTAGCAAAAGCTCAAGGTGCAATGGGTGGTGTTAAAAAAACAAGTACTAATCCCTTTTATAAAAGTAAATATGCAGATATAAATGATTGTTTAGAAGCTGCAATACCTGCTTTAAGTAAGAATGGATTAGCAATTACTCAAGGTAATGAGTTTAATATTAAAGATGGTTATTATATAACTACAGTCTTATTACATGAATCTGGTCAATGGATAAAAAGTAAAATTAGAATACCATTAACCAATAAAAAAGATGCACAAGAAATAGGCTCTGCATGCACATATGGAAGAAGATATGGATTAGCTGCAATGGTAGGCCTTGCTCAAGTGGATGATGATGCAAATAAAACCGTAAACGAGAGGAAGGTGTAATTATGAGTAGAACACTCACAATAAAAAAAGGTAGTCCAAGTCCTTATAGTGAAGGATGGCATACTGCTACAATTAGCAATGCTGAATATGGTGAATGGGAAGGAGGGGATGGTCCCATTAAATATATAGATGTTTATTTTGATGATTATTCTGATAAAATGAACTTACGAGTATATGCTAAAGAAAGTAAAAATGGCGAAGAGTTTGCTATAGGTAAATTATTTAGATTTGCTAATGCAGGTATAAATGATGCCCTTGATGATGGTGAAGGTAATATGGTAATTAAAATGAATGATTCTCCTGAAGAATTATTAGGTAAAGATGTCAATATCTTTCTTTATAAGGATGGAGAATATTCAAAAGTTTTAAAAGAAATTGCACCTGTACCATTCAAGAATATCGTTGAAGAGTTTAATGATAAAGATGTAGATTTCTGGAAGGATAAAGCTTTGCAATATTTTGATAAATATGTTAAACCAAAGCTAAATGAGTCTGAAGAAGAACACATTGAAGAAGTCTCTGGAGATGATCTCACTAAAATGGCTGCAGATATGCCATTCTAATTCAACCCAACATGGGGGCTGTTATATAAGTCTTTATTTCCTTTCTGATTATATGATAGTCCCCAACCTCATGAAAGGAGCAAAATGATTAAAGAATGTTGTAATGATAACAATCTTGAATACGGCAGAGCACATTCTTGTTCGCCATATGAAATATGGTTTTGTAAAGAGTGTGATAAAGAATATGATATTGAATTAATCAGAGACTTTGAAAACAAGGAGGAGAGATGATTAAAGAATTTGCTTTTAGTTTATCTAATCGACATTATTTTCAAGATTCCTCTGAAATAAATAATTGGATAGGTCTAGACAGTGACACATTTATGTCTCTTTATGATTATGATGATTCAATAAAAGAGTATTATGCAACTAATAAAAAATTATCAGGATTCCAAGGAATGCTGTACATGCCAGATGAATTTATTTTAGATGTAGATGGACAAACTGTTACTGATGCTATCAATAGAGCAAAAGGCCTTATTATACTATTAAATGATATAGATGTTCCATATAAAATATTCTTTAGTGGAACAGGATTTCATTTCAATATACCTTCAGATGCATTTAGATGGAAACCCTCTATAGATTTACATACAAAAGTAAAACATGCACTTACTAATGCAGGTGTTTTTGCTTATGCTGATCCTTCTGTAACAGATAAAGTTAGATTGATACGAGTTCCAAATACTAAAAATACAAAATCAAATCTATATAAAGTTCAAATTAAAGAAGATCTATTAAATGACGAGATAAAATTAATAAAATGGGCTGCATTTCCAAAAGATTTAGATGAAACTGAATTAGAGTGCAATCCTGTATTTGATGTATTATCCAATGCAGTTGAGATAAAAAAAGATGAAAGTCCTAAATTTATATCTAAAGGTAGAAATCCTGATCCAGTTAATTATCCTTGTATATCTGGAATGTTATCTTCTAATCCTCTTGGTAAAAGACATACAGTAGCTTTACGATTAGCAGCTTGGTTAAGATGGTTATACCCAGAAGATACAGTTAGATTAGTAATGGAGGATTGGCGTAAGTCTGTTGATGCTCCTTATTCTAAATTCCCTCAATCAGAAATGGAAAGCATTGTAAATAATTGTTATGATGGACATAATGGACAAGGATATAGATATGGATGTCATGATCCTATAATGGATGAATATTGTAAGAATACCTGTAGATTATATAAATCTAAAAAAAGTCAAACACTAATGAGTTCATCTGATATGGAAACAAATTTGATTGATTTCTATAAATCAGGCCAGCAAGGTATAAATTTCAATGATTTATATCCAGGATGTCACTTTCCTATATATCCAGGAGAAGTTGTTATCATTCAAGCTCCACCTAAAAGTATGAAAACTATGCTATTACAAAACTGGATGAATGGATTTAAAAGACCTACATATTTTATTGAAATGGAAATGTCTCCAAGACAGATATGGTCTAGATTTGTGATGATGGAGATGAAATGGAACGAAGAGGAATTAAATAAACATTATCAAGGACTTAAAAATGGCATGGATGATAGATTTAAATGGTTGACTGTAGATTATTCAACACCATATGCACATGAAATTGATAAAAGATTATCTATGTTAGCAGTTAAACCAGAGATACTAGTTGTTGATCATATGGGTTTATTTAGATCTAAACACAGAGATCCTAATATGAAAATAGAAGAAGCATCACAAGCTTTAATGGAAATAGCCGTTAAACACAATATAATAGTGTTTACAGTCTCTGAAATTACTAAGCAAGCATTTCATGAGGGTATGAATGTAGCCTCTGCTAAAGGTTCATTTAGAGTGGCATATAATACTAATAAAC